TGCCAGCCTCGAGACGCGTCGCCCCCATTAGAGGTAGCGTTCGGTGCTGTTGGCCTTTTAGCCCGCACTTGCTAAATCCGAAACTTCAATTAATAATGTCTTCTTTATCTCGGCTTGTTGGTTTGTCGAGGTGTGAACTCGACTGACGCGCCGTAGATGTTTTCATCTGGTGAGAGTGTGGCTACACCGGCAATTCGGAAATACTTGTAAGGAGAGCCACGGAAGCCCTGTAGATAATGGTCTTTGCTTGACCATACAAGGTGCCAGTTCTGCAAGTTGCGCGAGCCGTAGAGAACTGTTGAGACGTTACCTTTTCGGAAAAAGCCACGCTGTATGACACTGGCGAAAGTCTTCAATACGTTAGCCGCTTCGAGTTTGAGTGGCCGTGTGACGTAGAGGCACTTGACGTTATCCTTGATGGTTTCCGAGAAGTTGATTACGGCGTTATCTTCGTTGACTGCCAGCGCATCAGGATAAGAGTTGAGGTGCGATGTGAGACGAGAGAACATCATGCCCCACTGATTTGTCTTTAGCGAATAGACATACGCGTATGTGATGTTTGGCGCATACACAATGACGCGCTGGTGGACGTAGTCGTATAACATACGGGACTGCTTCAAGAACTTGGTGAACGGCAGCGTAGGCAAACATTTGTCTGTTGCCGGCTCATGTCCGAGCATGGCGTGCAGTTTTTCAAATCCGGGAAGACGCATCGCATCAAACGGATATTCGGAGTTGATGGCTTCTGATATGCACTGCGTCTGTGAGCCGCTTATGAGCATTATTCCGCGGTCGGTTGGGAATAGAACAGCTGAGTCGAGTTGTGTGATGGCGTCGGGATTGATGCACACGTCGCGCGTGATGGGTTGTTTTGCAGAATAGGAACCAGTGCTGCTTACCTCCAATGCCCAAACGCCCTCGGTGGTGAAAGCGTAGAGAGGGAATTGGCCGAACTGACCTTGTGAGAGAGCCTTGGCAGCGGAACAGATGCCCTTTATCTCACCAGTACCCACGGTGTTGATGCCAAGGACAGGGAAATAGAAGGGGTTGTTGACCTCGGAAGTGTAGATTTTGTTCGGGACATCTATCATGCGGTCAGCATCGCTTGAACTATTGGGGTGAGAACCAGCCTTGGGAGGATTGTCCCAACCACCAAAGTAGAACGAGCCATTGAGAAATCCATGTTGCTCAAGTTGAACCTCATAACACTCTGAAAAATAATCGGTCTTAACTATTACAGCCTTATAAGCATTCACATTCGGGTAGAATATGAATATAAAAGGTGCATCGTGATAGGCCAAGGCATACGCATCACCATGCACAACAATATCCTTTCCGTCCTGCTTTATATATACATAAACCAAAAAGGAAGCCTTATGATCCATGACTGTAGGTTTTTCATTAGTATAATTGGCAACATATCCATCAGTGTAGCAGAATTGTGCAGCAGCGTTGTAGCCAGCAAACAGTTTCTTTTTCATGTTGGCAATGTTGATACGGGAGTTGTAGGCAAAAGCATAACGCGGTATCAGCGTATCATGGCTATCGTAATCATCAGTCATAGCCTCGCGAGTAACAAGCGACTGGAGATAATCTTCGTCAATGTTAAGCAGTGTGCGCGTTGTTGTCAATGCCTCAATCTTTATGCTTTCAAGCAAATAGAATTGCGAACAAGACTTAATATCCTCTTTAACAGTATCTACAGAACGTCTGGGCAAGATAAGTCGCCCCGCAGGATATGTGAAATTTGTCGGGTCATAAGTGAAAGCATAGAGTTTATTGAATGTATGCTTCTGATAGCGCAAAGGATATGTAGTGGTTGAGGCCGCTTGGTTAGTGTGCTTACACACACAATATGAGTTTATTTCAGAGGATTCAGCAAAACGTTCACATTTACCATTCTGGTCGTAGGTGTATATCGGTTTGGAACAGAATATGTCAACAGAGCGCACAATGTCTTTCCAGTTGGAAAGGTTGTTGATATACGATTGCTCGATAACTGCATAGTCCAGTTTGTGGACCATTGCGACAACACGCATTACAGCCTCCTTGTATGAACCTTTTCCACTGATGTGGTTCCAGAATACTTGTGGCGACAAGTCGGAAGATGCAATCATGAGAATGGGTGCAGAGTGCATCGTAAGCGAACCGTCATAGAGACGATAAGCATAGCGAATGAAGAAAGGAAAAATGAAGCGTCCTTTATTGGTGCTTTCCTCTGCGATGAACTTATTGACCTTTGCAAGCACTTGGTCTGTAACCTTAGTCTTGTTATCATCGGAAAATTCCTTAAAAATGTCGTCTTCACTTATGCCGTTGAAATTGATGGTGAATTCATCTGTGCGCACCAATTCGCCTTGCAAGCCAAATGACAGCGGGCACTCTGGTATTTTTGAACCAAGATACAGGTATCCAGTGGAGCCACCTTTCCACAGATAGTATTGCATGCCATTATCTGTAAGAAAAATGAGTGTGTTGCCAACAGACGTGACCTTTATGCAGTTAGCAACGTCGCCAATAACGGTGGTTGTATTTGGCTTTTTTTTGTCAAACCAGCTATATGAATTGTTTTTGGCTACAATGTAGTGCGTGAAACTTGATGACTCGTGAATGAACACGCAACTGCCTGTATCGTCAGAAAGTTGTATCTCAACAGACGGAGGCATCACAGGCTTCAGTGCGCCATCTTCTGGTACAAGGTTGATGGAAGCTGCAAGAGAACCGTCGGAACATTCATAGTCGGACGGCACAGCGGAGAAGCCACTGTATTTTATTTCTTGGTTCATAACGGTTGCTTAAAGATTATTGGTAATATTGTTTCGCCGTCTCGCTGTTCTGCTTCTCCGACCATGAAGGAAGCTCTCTGCTCTTTGATGTTGCAGTTGTCGAGCATGAGCCGTGCGAGTAGGACGGAAGACGCACAGTAGTTGTTGGAACCTTTCTTTGTTGGGTGACACTGTGCGACATGCCGTCCTATTGCATTTTGGTGCCGGACTGCAAGCAGGTAGCACTCGCCAAGATGGAAGGCTACGTTGATACTGTCGCCCGGCTGGAGCGAGAGTAGCCGCACGACTCTTGCCGTAATGAAAATGCGGCCATTACGGGAGAATGTTATGTCGGGGCGGCGTGTTCGCTGCAAGAGTTTAATCATAATGCAAAGATATAGGGTTGTTGATGAAAGATGGTTTTAAGTTTAGAGGGACGTTCAATCCATCATGTGATGATGAATTGAACGTAGAAGTGAAACTCCCGGCACAACCTTGGTATTTGTGGGTAGTGCTTTGGATCCTCATTGTAGGGGAGGTATATGCACCGCTCCTTGGTGTTGCAGCGAATACCTCTCCTACGTAGCTTGTAGAGCATGTTAGCCCTGCGTTTGGGATGGCGCATTGTTGCTCTGCTTCAAGTCATCAATACGTGTGTCAAGCACATCAAAGTATGCTTTCATAGCCATGCGTTGAGAGATAAGCATGGCTGCCTGTTTGTAACCAACCTTTTCTGCCACATGGTCAAAACCTCTTGAAAGAGATTCGTCAAGACTGTCAAGGCGTTCTGCCAATTCACTGAACTCTATCTGCAAGCGGTTGAGGACGTTATCTGCACACTTGTAGGCTTGTTCAAAGACGGACTTAGGAGACCAAGAGTCGTAGGTGCTGCCGTCCGGGTTGGTGTACTGCACGTGATAACCTTCACGCCATTCGTGGTTGTCCTCGTTCTTGCGAGCGTAACCTTTCTCTACTGCGGCCAATTCGTTCATAGGTTCGGCCTTAACCTGTTTTGTTCCGATGTAAGTTTTCATTGTCTTTGTTGATTAAATATTATTCTTGTTTTCAAAAATAGCCCAAAGGCCATATTGGGGATGACGTATGGAAGTTGTACCTTGTATTGCTCTTGGCTTTGTTGGTATTTGCACATACCGCTTCTCATATTTGTATGCTATATTCAGAGCATGAAGCAAACGTGGGGTTTTGTAAGCGAAACAAATAAAGCACGTTCCAAGAGTAAAACCTTGGTATTTATTCCAATAGTTTTTCTTAGGGCTATAATAAGCCTTGAAGATTTTTCTTGCCTGTCGTACCTTCATCGTCTTATGTCTCCACTCATTGTAGAACAATGGCCTTTGATGCAGTCACATGTAATGTCACCACTCATGGTCTTGGCATTATGCACGTCACCATGGACTTCAACATCGCCTGTTTGAGTTTGGACATGCTCTACATTGCCTGTGAGTTCAATCTTGATGATTGGACAATCGGCTTTGTCGTACTGCTCAAATGGCTTTCCGTCGATGAGAATTTGACCGTCAACCAGTTCCATGCGTGAACTTTGAGGAATGTTAATTGTTCTGCCGTTGTAAGTGATACGGCCACTAACAGTGCCAATAATTGTGCTGGCGAAGTTGTTGGTGATTTCCATAAGAATTTGTTTCTTTGATAATTTGGTTTGTAATCGAATGGCTTAATCTTGCGGTCCGCTACGCCATTCCAATAATAGCGGAGAGCCTGTTGAATGTGGGGCTGTCGGTAGGTGGCACACCACTGCGAGCCTCTGTCATACCATGTGTCGCTCATGCGGTCGATGGGTGTGTATCTGACCATGCGGACTATTTTTCTTGCTTGTCGGGAACGCATCTTTTACTTTTTCTTGAAATAGTGAAAGTATATTTTACCAAGGAACTCATCAAACAGGTCTAAGTAATCTCGGATTATGTCAGACTCTGTAAGACCTCTGAATATTCCGTATGGAACAAACAGAACGAGAGCAACGATGTAAATAGGAGCAACAAGTAGTAATCTTAACAAGACCGAGAGTTTCGGAATTACATTATTCATACTGCACCTCCATTTCCTTTATCATGTATGTTTCCGACAATCTCCAACTTATCGTTAAAGTTGGTAACCATTTCGAAAAGTGGACATGATTTTTCTCCTTCTGGCGTTATATAGACCACATCAAAGCAGTAGCCACGCACGCCATCGACCACATGACCGATGATGTTTGCTCCATGGGCGAGAATGTCGCCATTGTATATTTCGTGGCCGTGCTTGTCTTTCAGCCCGGTGTTCATGCCGAGCGTGCTTTCCTTTACGGTGATGCAACCATTTTCTTGATTGGCATCTTCAAAAATGGCAGGAGTGCGACCATTCCAAACCAAATCACCATGTATCCAGCGGCCACTGCCTACGGCTTTACCACGAAAATCAATTGTTCTCATTGCTTGCTCCTTTCTTTTGAAGTTCGTTGATTAGTGCATCAGCCAAACTGACTGCCTCTTTTGCACAGCCTTGTGGCGTTTTGTACTCAAAGCCATTGATTGGCGAGTGGTCTGCACGTTGTGCATTGCCATCGTCCATATAGATTGCAGGGAGCATTGCCTTGGCAATCTCGTATCTACGCTGCTCCCAATTGATGGTTTTGTCCTCAATGACCTGCTCATAATCTCTGAACAGGTTTGCTTGCAAACCATACACTTTGCCGTTGTTGTCTGTACATTCGGCAAAATCGCCTCTCTCGTTATGTCGGAGAACATTGATTATTTCTCCAGTTGTTCTATGTCTGTATTTCATATTCTACATTTTTATAGAGAGTCAAGTCCAAGGATGTCCTCCACTCTGTGAATTTCTGTATCAACTTTCCGTTCCAACTCCATACTCTTAGTCAATGCCTCATGTGAACGGAGGCGGAAATATTCTTTTTGCACTGTACGCATTTCACGCACAAGCATGAAAAATGATTTTGCGTCCATATTATCTTCTACTCTTTCCCATAAGGGGTATTACGTTGTAAGTTTTGAAACGGTCAACGAGACGGCCGAAACCGTCATTGCGCTTGAACCGCTTTTGAAGTTCGTTGTTGCCGAGGTTTGTGGTGAGGTGGGCAAACTTGCCGTACTGCGTCCAAATCTCGTTGCGAGCGTGCAGGAACTCATCTGTGAGGAGACCAGTGTCCATGCCGAAGAATGTGCGGTCTTGTATGCCGATGTCGTTGAGGCACACGTTCTGAGGGTTGCACTTGAAACCACGGCACTCCTCCTCGTTGTAGGTGAAACGGTCGAGGTTGTTGTGAATGGTGTAGTAGTTGACCATCTGAGTGACCGACAAGTTCCAGAAGAAACGAGGGTTGTTGGTGCGCTGGAGATACTCGCTGAAGATTTGCATGAGGAGCGTCTTGCCCACACCGACACCGCCCTGTATGAGGATGCTCTTGTGCAGCTTGTAGCCACGACCGGGAAAGACCTCCTCTGCCAGAGGGCAGTTGTTGAAATAGTAAAGCAGGAAACGCAGCACATCACGGTTGTTGTCGTCAACGATGAACTTGCGCCTTTGCGGAGCAAGCACAATGTTGTTGGCAATGTGCATGACGAATGCGCTGTGTGCTGAATACACATCGGGGTCGGCAAGATTGTAGGCTTGCTTACGCACTTTCTCCGCCTCCTCGCGAAACCGCAGGGCAGCATCGTGGAGCGACAGCCATGTAGGAGCACTCTTGCGATTGTTGCGGCACGCCTGCAAGATGCAAGCGTCCCATTCGGCATCGCCAGTAGGCCGCTTGCCGAACTTGGCAAGTTCGGTGACGAGAGTCTTGGGATATGGCTTATTGTTCATAACTCATACAGATTAAATGTCCTGACCGCCAAAGCCACCGTTGAACTCATACGAGGGAGGCGGCAGCTCCGCATCGCTGTCATGCTCGACAGGCGCGTAAGCTTTGCGCATCCATGAGCAGAAATGACGCTTGGCATCGTTGAGGTTGGAGTGCGGCTTGCCGTCATTCTCGCATTTGCAATGATTGTGGAAAGCGTCAAGACGCTTGGCAAGTTCATCGGCATCGAGGTGGAACTGCATACACACAGGCTCATTCCATGTGTGGTCGGTTTTCATCTGCTCAATCTCCTGCTGGAGTGTAAGCGTATAGGTGGTTGGAGGAGTAAGAATGTCGGCTTTGAGCTTGGCAGACGAGGCAGTATTGCCTTTCTTCGTTGGACGACCGCCAAGTTTGCCGAACTTTTTGCCATTCTCTATGCGTGTGATGCTCGCGTCAATGTTAGGCTTGACGAGAATAAACACTCCTTGGGCGATGTCGGAGAGTCCCTTTGGTTCCTTGCCGTTAAGTGCATACTCAACGAGTGCAGGGTAGACCTCAGCCTGTACCTCTGGTGGCATCAGACTGATAGCCTCAAAGAAACTGCGATAGAAAACAAAACTGTCTCGTGCCATAATCAAACCTCTTTTATGCGGATACCATGAACGTGGAGCATGAGTTTCCGCTTGATGATATACTCTTTTGTGCGAACGCCTTTTGTATCCTCTACAACGGTCTGCCCGGTTGTGCAGTCGGTGTAGACGAAATCGGCAATGTAGCGGCAAGAACGTTCGAGAAGAACGCGTGATGTGCGACCACTGAAGTTCTTGCCACACTCGCCATACTGTGCAGGTATCAACTCGTATGACACCTGCTCCCGAAGGTCGGAGATAAGTCCGGCACGCTGCATCATGCGTAGTTCGGCAGCCCGGTAGTGCTCCTTCTTGGAAGCGTGGGAGCCTACGCGCTTGTTGCCGTACTTATTCCGACCTTGGAAGGCATAGGATGAGAACTTAGCCATTACTGCTTGTTGTATTAACCTTGTAGCGGAACAAGTTCATTATCTTAGTTTCGTCAAGCGTGGCAATCTCGTAGTCAACGACTGAGGTTTTCATGTGCTCGACAACCACCGTGTGGGCATTGTTGATGTCGGAAGCCTTTACAATGAAGTAAACTGCCTGTTTCTTCTCCTTGGCTGTTTTCTCGTCCAAGGTTACTAACATCAACTTAGCCTTGAACCACTTGTCGGCAGAGTCAGCACCATTTTCTACAATCTCGGAGTAGTTGGTGCGCTTGATAGAAACCACATCAAAGTCACCCGAAATGTACGGTTTCATTTCCTTTGTGATGCGTCCCTCAGCCTCGGCAAATGAGCACGCATCTACAAGGTACAACTCTGTGACTTTCTTGGTCATGCCGTTCTCCATAGTCCGTTCGTAACGGACACCACATTCGTATAGCATCATAATGTAGCCTCCTTTCCTTCGTTGATAGCCTTTACCAGTTCCTTGCTTGTGCGGAACTTGACAGACGTGTGAGCCGGGATAACCAGAGGCTTGCCGGTCTTGAAGTTGCGTGCTGTGCGCTCAGCTACCTCAACAGGGGTGAATGTGCCGAAGCCACGGATAACAACCACTTCGCCCTTGGCGAGTGCTTCCTTGATAACTCTGAGTGTGCCGTCGATGGCTTTCACTGTTGTTGAGAGGTGCAGCTTCTCTGATACTGATACCTCACGTGTCAATTCATTCTTTGTCATGATTGATAGAGTTTAACTTGTGAGTATTTATTTTGCGATAAATTCATTTTCTACTTTCAGTTGTTCCACCTGCTGTTGCAGTTTGGCTTGTGCCTGTTGCGCACGATCGCGCTCGGCACGCGCAGACATGATGCACATGGCACTTGCCGCAGACCCTATGAGTATAACAAGTGCAAGGGCGAACCATGAACGCCGGGTGACGAAGAAGTTGATGGCATTCCAGACGTTGACTGCTATAATGGCATGACAACGTATGAGCTGACGGAACGCCTGAGTGGTGGTCATTGATGTTTTCATATTGTTGTGATTTGATTTTGCCGTTTCTTTAGTTTAACGATAAGTTGTCTGATGCACCATGCACGGCTGGAATAGCGCAAGCCTTGCTGTGCATCGTAGAGTGTTGCTGCATCGGTGAGATACTTGATGACCTTTTGGAGGTCGGTTTTGCAGAGGTCAGCCATCGTCATGAGGATTTAGGAATAGGCTTGTTAGTTCATCGAAATACATTTCATCCTGTGGAATGTCATCGTCAGTAGCCATTATTTGGTTGGCGATGGACTTCTTTTTGTGGATGATGGCGTAGAGTGTTCGGTCGATGGTGCCACGGCCAAGGAGGTAGTAGCACGTCACGTTGTCCTTTTGTCCGATACGGTGTGCGCGGTCTTCGCATTGGCAACAGTCGGCATAAGTCCATGGGAACTCCACGAAAGCCACGTTTGACGAGGCCGTGAGTGTGAGACCCACGCCAGCTGCCTTTATGGAACAGATGATGAGTTGCGCCTTGCCTGACTGAAAAGCATCGACAGCAGCTTGTTTCATCATCATGGAGTCGCGTCCGGTAACAGATACAGCCTTTGGAAACGCCTTTTTTATCTCGTCCACAATCTCATGCAGAGAGCAGAAGAGAATGAGTGGCTTGCCGTTGGCGAGGAAGGTGCGCGTGAAGTCGATGGCTTGCTTCACCTTGCCTTTGGCAGAGAGTGAGCGCAGGGTCATAAACTTAACGAGAGCCTCCATGCGCATCTTTCTACGAATGTCGAAGTCGTCGCACTCGGTGTATTGGCGCAGGTATTCGGCAAGGTCGGCTTCGGCAAGCATATACTCGTCACGGTTGGAAATATCCACAATGAGGTCTGTGCGCGTCTTGTCGGGCAGTTGGGTGAGTACTTTGGCCTTTTCGCGACGGATCATGCAGCGCGAGTAGAGTTCGGCAGAGAGCCGTTCGAGGTTGCGCGGAGCATCTTCTTCGTCTTTACCTCGTCTCTCCTTGCTTATCTCGCCACCGCCATACTCGGCAAGGAACTTGGCGCGTCCGCCAAACTCAGGCAAACGTCCCATTATGGAGAGCTGCGCTATGAGGTCGGCAGGACGGTTTACAACCGGTGTGCCTGACAGCAAAATGCGGTACTCCTTGCCTTCAGCAATGCCACGTGCGAAGATAGTTTGCTGGGCTGATGGGTCTTTAACGCGGTGACTCTCGTCTATGATGATAGACTTGAAGATATTGATGTCCGGTGTGAAGACCACATCTTTCAGCCGGAACCCACCACGTGAGCCTCCCTTGATGTCCCACACGAAGTATTTGCGCAGAGACTCGTAGTTGACGACCGCCACCTGCTGCATACCCATACGGAGAAGATAGGGCCATGTGGTCATGACGGAGTTGTCGAGGACAAGGGCTTTCTTGTTGGTGAATTTCTCGAACTCGCGCTGCCAGTTGATTTTGAGCGAGGACGGACAGACCACAAGGCAAGGGTAAGCATTGGCACAGTCAACGACACCGATGCTTTGCAGCGTCTTTCCCAAGCCCGGCTCATCGCCGATTAAAAATCGGTGCCAGCGCAGCCCGGCAAGTATGCCCTCCTTCTGATAGTCGTAAGGCTCGACGCGAAGATTATGTTTCAGTGTTTCAGCCATACGCATTGAGTTGATGGGTTGATAGTGTGATGTCGTAGCCTTGGCGAAAGGCTTGCTTGCGCAGGTCGATACAGTTAAGATGGCAGTGGCGAGCTTCTTTACTATGGGCACCCATGCCAGAGGATGAGCGCACGCCATTCTTCATACCGCCACATGTGTAACCATATTGTCCTGCCCATACGGTAAAGGGACACATACGTCTGAGGCGTTTAAGGAGAGTGACCTGTGCGGTTTGTGATAATATCTTGCTCATAACTATATTCTGTTTTGTTTATATGAGATTGAAAGCCCAATATTGGAAAGCGAGTTCTTCGTACTTCTCGCGTCCGCGATTGTAGATGTCGTCGCCACGGTTGATGAACTTCTTGAAAATGTTGCAGTTCTTTTTGCTGATTGCGTAGATGAAGTCGCGGTCGGAATGGGCGATGTCCATGTACCATGCCCTGCTACGGTCCCAGTCGAAGAAATCTACTGCATTGTCGAACTCCGCTTGTGTTGAGGCGAATGTCGTTTTCAGATCGCCGCCGAAGTTGGCCATTGGCAACCACCAGTCCCATTTGCAGCGTGTGTCCAGATGGAAGGTAAATCCCCCATTGCTGAACTCCTGCTGCTTGTTAACCATGAAGCGTTGTGTATCGGCATGTTCGAGAACCTTAGCGAGGAATTGGTCTCGTCGTGCTTCTGCACGCAGTGCACGTTGCATTTCGCGAGCGTGGAGGAACTCCTCCTCAGAACATTGTTCGCCGTCGATGGTCATGTGCAGGAAGTCAACACGCGAGGGTTCGGTGATGATGGCATCGACGATAGAACCGAAGCGGAAAGCAGCCTCCTTGTCGCCGAACTGCATGTGAGGGTGCAGCAGGTTTTTCAGTTCGGTGAGGTCAGAGTTGCTGACCTCACTGCGTTGATAGTATTCGTCCGGGTTGTTAATCTTCGTCATAATCGTCGTAATCAGGTTCATATTCAACTTCGCCCTCACCATCGCACACCTCGCAGACTTCCTTTTCGCCCTTGATAAAGTACTTGTGCTGGGCAATGGCCTCTTCTTCCGTTTCGGGAAGCATATTCCATGCTTCTTCGGAACATTCTATTTCAAAGTCTGCCTCAAAGTCGTAGGCGTGCCAATGATAGCCCTTGCCGCCACAAGCCGCGCACTCGACCATTGTAGGCTCTCGTTCATTCCAAGGTGCGCGTGGGTCGGACTCCGCACCGGCAGGATAATAACCACTCTCGTACATAACTGTTTATTTAGCTTTTACTTCCTCATCATAGGAAACTGATGTTGAACTGATGAACTCCGGGTGGTCCTTGTCGTTAGCCACCTTCTCGCAGAATGTGATCTGCTTCTTGAATATCTTGGCGAGGTCTTCGACCGACATAAACTGTCCCTCCTTGGACCACCACATAGATACGGCAGCGAGAACGCCCTGTGCGTCGTGGAAGTGTATGCGCTTCTTGACAGAGGTCTTAGGTTGATAGCCAGCCGGAGAAACAACCGCTTGCTGACCGAACAGGTTGCCAATCTCGGAAGCCTCGGCTTGCATCTTCTTCTTGGCTGCTTCCTCTTCCTCCTTGCGCTTGCGCTCTGTCTCGATACGTGCGGCTTCCGCTTGCTCACGTGCTTTCAGTTCGGCAGCCATGCGTGCCTTCTCTTCCTCGTTTGCCTTCTGCATACGTTCCAGCTCTGCTTTCTTTGATGGCAGCATGTCGATGATGGAGTCACGGTATTCGGCTACCTCTAACTGAAACTGCTCACGGAACTGTTGCATGAGCTTGGAAAGGATGGAAGAACGAATGCCCGGCAGCTGGTCTCTCATGTCGGCAATTTCAGCCGGGATAAGGACTGTAGAGTTCATCTTGTTTCCATAGCCAGCCGGAAGAGTGACGGGATATTCACGGATAGTCTTGCACTGTGCTTCGTAGTTTTCGAGGGTCAGACCGCTGTTGAGCTTTGTCAGCTCGTTTGTGGCATTGGTCGTATATACATTGAACTGACGCTTGAAGTCGTCCTCCACGTCCTGCTTGTAGCGGCTGAGAGCCTGTTCGCGCTGCTGACGGATAATCTCTTCACGGCGGCGGCGTTCTTCCTCTTCACGCTTTCGTGCTGCATAGGCATTGCGCTCCTGCTGGATTTGATAAGGGATAGAGCCGGTCTTGTTAGGATCGACAGAATTTTCCATGCCGGTGAACTCGGAACGTATCTGGTCGAATATCTTGGTGATGGCTGAACGGTTGGTGTTCATTTTCTTCACCGTGTTGCGAGCCTTGTTGATGTAGTTGGCGCACTGCATATCCAGTTCATCGTTCATGCCGTTGGCCTTGATTTGTGCAAGGAGTTTCTGGCCATACTCGCTGCAACGCTTGGACGAGGTTGTGTTGTCCTTGTATATCTGTGGCGCGGATTGCGCTATCATCTGTACGTTCTCTTTGCGTACGATGGTGAGGTCTGTTGTCTGTTCGCTCATTGTTGTAAGTATTATAGGGTTAGAATGTGTCGTCGTCGTTGTTGGCGGCAGGGTCAACGGTTACTCCTGCAGACGTGTCGGTCTGAGGTGTGAAGTCCTGCTTCTCTTGGATAATCTCGCCAGTGGCGGTGTCAACCTTCTCGCCATCACCGGTAACGCCGTAGATGTCGTCAGTGATTTCTGTCTCGTCAACCTGCTGTGACTCCAACTGTGTAGCACGACCGACACGTGCTTTGGGGTAGGTTTTGAAGGCGTGCTTGATGCACTTGGCAACGAGGAAACCAGGGTCGATCTGTCCGCCTTGTGCTGTATAGAGGGCGTTGGGTTTACCTTGTACCCATTGTCTTGTTTGGTTGTTATACTTGGAGTTTTGACGAGCAGAGTAGTTGGAGAGTCGTTGCCAATCTTCGGGAAGCATCACGGCATAGTCGGCAGAACCGTCAGCGCGTGTTATCTTCATGAAGCAAGCCACGATGCGGCCGGACTGGTGGGGTAGACGGCAGGTGTAATTGACGAACTTCTGTCCGTTGCGCTCGCCAAACTCGAAGCTGTCCTCTTCGTACACGATAACCGGGTTGTCGGCGTGGCGTATCTGGCCGCAGCGTGCACGAAGCACCAGCTCGCCATAGCCAGAGACGGTGAGGACGCATTGTGTCTCGTAGCGGTTCTTCTTCTGTCCATGCTCGTCAATGTAGGAGTCAACGGCAATAGAACGTGAGAGGAGGTAGGCTTGCGCCTTGGTGCCGGGTTCGAGAGTGAGACCAGAGATGGCTACATCGAGGAATGATGTGAAGATGGAGAAGTGGTTGCACTTCTTGCGGATGTCCTCTTTCTCGGAGAGCAGACGGTTGAAGTTGCGAGACTCTTTCTCGTAGGCTGCTTCGCCCGATACGCCAGTAGAGGGTGTCCACATGGCTTCATAATTCTGAATGAACTTGTCGCGCACTTTGTCGTTGCGGACGATTTCCAGTGGCTTTAATTCGTTGAGTTGCTCAACGTTAATTCCTATTTTACCCATAGTTGTTGAATTTTGAATGTGATTAAAATATTATTCGTTTGCGAGAGCCGCAGGGTGGAGTCGAACCTACCTAATGTCTCAGACTTTACATTCGTTGTGCCTATCCGATTAGCACGTGCTATCTGCGGCAGTTGGGGCTACTTGTCAAGGTAGTCTTGTTGTATCCTCTGCAACAGCCGCAGGTCGGCTGTACGGTATTCGACTTTGCCCGGACGTTTGTAGGCAAGGATTTTGCCCTGCTTGCGCCACCGCTCCACATTGCCACGACCGAACATCTGAAACGCTTTGTTCTGGCTGATGAACTCAGGGTCGTTGGCATCCTGCTTAATCATGTGAGCCACCTTTGCGGCCACATCATTGAGGAAGGTGGAGTAGCGTACGCACTTGTCTGGGAAGTTAAGGAAGTCCATTATAGTTCGCCCTCCTGTCGGCTCATTGGGTTGGGGTTTCGTTGGCTCCATCGCACAGCTTGTCGAAGAACTGAAGCAACCAGTCATGCTTGCGCCACTTGTTGAAGAGCACGATGGTGAGAGCAAGCAGCAGGAAACCGAGGGTTTTGTCGAGGATAAGGTGGAAGAGGTACGCGAAGAAACTGTTGTCTTGCTCCTCTCCGAAAAGGAAGAATGTTCCTGCGCATCCGATGATAAGTAGGATACAAACGCGGATGATAGAATATGCTTTATTCATTTTTGTTGTTATTAGTGGTTGTACATGGTGGGGTTTTAGCGTGCTCAACGTAACGGTTGAGGAACATGCAGTAGCAGCCGTTGAGAGCATTGTAGGACCGCTTGCAGGAGGTGCAGAACTTGTTAGACATTAGTTGTAGAGGTTTATGCCCAACTTGTTGAACGCCTCTTCTTCTGCAACGGATCCGCGCCAAGCGTCGAGATAATCGTTGATGGCTTTCTCGTTGTTGGCATCGGCCTTTTCGTTATAGCCGAAGTCCTTGCAGAAGGCTGACCAGCTGATGCGGTCGAGTTCTTCGTTAGACAATTGGGTTGAGGTGTTGCAGCTGATGAGGCTTGCAACAAGGAGTGCTGATGTGATGATTAACTTTTTCATGATGGAATGGGTTTAATGTTACGAAATTCGGGTTGCTGTGATTGTGCGCTGCTCGCGGTTTGTCGTGGTGGTAAACTTCTTGTCCCACTGCAATCCAAAGCTGGTGCAGATTGACTTGAGGTAGCTTGAACGGCTAACAGATACCGTCAATGCTTCACCAACTTCAAGGTCTCGTAACTGACCTAAGAGCGTTTTTTTTCGCTGATTTTTAGATGTTTCTGTCATTGTTTCGATATTTATTTATAACTTTATGGTACAAAGGTAGTGTTTAGTGAACATGTACGCAAGTTTACTGGACATTATTTTTTGAAGAAAATTAAAGTATAATGAACATAGTAAGTTGTAAGTGTATGAATTTCAATCTATTAAGCTCACTTGTGGAGAAAAGTAAAATGGGCAAGGCTCAGATTGCTGAAATGGCTAAAATTTCGAGAACAACACTTGATAATGCGCTAAATGGTGCTGATATTAAGATTTCTACGATTGAAAGCCTATCTAATGTACTTGGTGTAAGTCCGAGTGTGTTCTTTGGTGCAGACAATAATGCCAATGAGGAAAATTTGAACATCTACGAGAAGGAAATTAATAGGCTTCAAACTTTATTGGACAATCAGAGAAAGTCCACTAAAGTTGTAGTTGAACTTGATGTTACTACAGATGAGTTTATTAAAATGGGATTAAAGGATAAAGTTATTCAAGTGTTGAGCAAATGAACATTAAGGGATTTTTGAGAATAATATTCTATCTGATTTCTGTAATCAATGCAATATCATGTATTGTTCTACTATGCATTATTTGTCCTCGTGTTGAAAATTTAGGATTTGATTATATGGGGGTTGTTGTTGCAATACTTGCATTGTTGGTAACACTACTGATAGGGTGGAATATATGGTCTATCATCGACATAAAAGGCATTAGAAAAGAGTTCGAATTCTTACGATCTGACATTCAGAGCAAAGATGATTATCTACATTCTAAGTCGGATTATAACATGGCATTAATGTTCGGCAGGACTTCACAGATGGTGGCATGTTCATTGACTGGACTTGGTAAAGAAGAACAGAAAATAGAAATGTTGTATTCTGCTATTACAAGTATTAAGATGTTTGTAAATCAGTCTTGTAAGAAAGAATGTAATAGTATACTCGCAACGACTATCGAAGCCATGAAAGCAACAAATGAAATCCTATTATCAGAAGATAGCATAGACGAACTATTGCTCATGATTGGAGAAATTCAACAACGTGAAAGTATCCCTTTATTGAATGATTTGGTCTTGGCTATTCGTAATTGTAAGAAGCTGGGTAATGGATAGAACTGTAATTGTTGGCACAGATGCTGTGTTGACTGAGCGTGGTGTTAAAGATCTTGAAGCCCTGCTCGCAGAGAAAGAAAGATTGATTAAGGTTTACGAAAAAATGGTGGAGAAATGAGAAGTGTTTCAGTCCTTTTATTTATTTGTCTTTTGCTGTCATGTTCTGACAAACCAAAAGAAGAACCAATCGACAAAGGATTGATTGGGAAATATTTATACATGTCAAAGGCAGGTCTGCTTCATTCTCAAAAAAGTTGTTTTGCTTTACAGAGAGAAAAAGACAGAGGAGGACATGATGTTAATGGTATTGAATTTGTCGATACAGCATTGATTTGTCCAAATTACAAGTTTTACTATTGTAAAAAGTGCTTTACTGATGAACAATATGAGCACGTTGAGCAAATTATAGAGCGTAATAGAATGAGTGAACTTTCCGATTCTACATCCGTAGCGGAAGAAGATTATTAAACGATTATGAAACAAAAGACTTTATATCTCATATTGAGCACTTTATTGTTCTGTGTGTCTTGTGGAAGTTCCCATAAGCGTGTTTCCGTTCCTACGGATTCAAATACAAAAGTGTGGGTATGCACTGGTAGCAGTTCGAAGCGTTATCATGCCTACGACAACTGCAAGGGGCTAAGCAAATGCAGAGCGAGCGTAGACGAGGTGACGCTGGAAGAAGCGGAGAGCATGGGGCGCACACCATGCAGGAAGTGCTATAAAAAATAAAATACTATGGAACTGAAGGAATTTATAAAGACGGCATTATCTGACATAACTAATGCCGTAAGTGAGTTGCAGGCAGAATTGCAGAATGGGGCGATAGTTTCTCCTTCTGTACCAAACCCAATTGCTAATGTGACTGTGATAGACCCACAGGACGATAAAATTAACAGACCAATATCGAAAATAGACTTTGATGTAGCAATAACCGTTGGAAGTACAGATAATATAGAGGCTGGAGGGAAGGTCGGAATACAGATATTTTCAGCCAAGTTGGGTGGAAATAACGAGAAGCATACAGAGAATGTTTCAAGGATAACATTCTCTGTTCCAGTTGTATTACCTAATACCCATGTGAAAAATAGGGCTGAATGGAATGAGGAATTCAAGCCTAAGCGTCCTGATTATCCTGAAAATCAGAATACCAACGACCAGTAATAGCCTTAAAGGTTTCTGCTGCCCAATTATGTGCAGCACAACAGGTACTTTCATGCCTTAGATAAGCGAAGACCAATCGCGTGTACAATCTACGGTAATACCAAAAGCGTATGTGTTTAAGTATTTTCTTCATGTGGACAAATTTAGTGATAGTAGAACAATGAATGGTTTTAAGTTTTGGAATGGAGGCTGTACAGAAGATGAATTCTACGCGGATCTGAAAGAGGCTGCATGGAATATCCTGCATGAAAACCCCGGTACAGATTTCGGGGATTGGCAGTTGATGCTCATTGAGCAGTATCCGACGGAAGTAGTGGACGCATTGGGCACCAACCCTACAGAGGTCTTTGCGGAACTTTCCGATTGGTGGGATTGCATGGACTACGACGATGGAGTGCTGGAGATACCGCACACGTTCCGGGAATGGTCGGAGTATTTCGCCACCGAACGCTCCGTGGAACTATACGACCTACTTGTTGAGGCGAAACGCAAATAAGGCGTTTTAAGCGTCTGTTTTCGTCAAAACAATAAAACCCTCACCAGAACACGCAAAGTTCGTCAGAGGGGCAAAAGAATGGCTCTGGACGGCATTGTGATGCCGGAGTCAGAGTCGCACAAACAAATGAGATTAGCACGATAAGATTAGTTAATTCACCTCTTTTGATAGAGACGCTTACAAATTCTTCAAAAGTCCCTCATAATGAGAGGGTGAAATCAGCGGCCCAGGCTGCTGTAGAGGAATAATAAGATAAGCCCTCGTAACTAACGAGTTAGGCGGTAAGTCTCTGATAATAAAGAGGCTTGCCGCCTATTCTTTTTAGAGGCGTTATCATGAATGTCATCATCGGTGGAACAGCTTGTGACATCACTATGGCTGGAACGACGGTATGTCCATGAAGGGGACATGTTTTTTCTATGTCATGAGTTGCTGCCAATGGATGAAGCATGGCATTCAGCAGTCAACCGCTATCACGATTTTCTTGAAAAGGCAGGAGGCAAGAAGATTGTATTGCTGAAGCTTGGAGTAGGTTTTAATACCCCAGCCATAATCCGCTTTTCATTTGAAAGAATGGTCAGCGAGTGGAAGAATACCTCATTTGTGAGAATCAATAAGGATGATGTTCAATCCATGTTTGCCTCTAAGCGAATAATAGCGATTAAAGATGATATCTCAGCAGTATTGAATGCTATAATCTGTGGGGATATTACCATCAGCAATTTGTTCCAGTTGATGAGAGAGTTGGTTAATGATTTTCTCTGTCTCCATAGAGAATCCCATTATTTGCTCTTTTGTCAACTTGTTAATACGATGACGGGTTAGTAAACCAGTTTCCAGATTCTGAGCATCTACAAAAGCCATCATCACAAATTGTGAAAGCTCTTGGGCAATTTCTTGTTTATTTATACTAATTTTCTTTTGCAAATGATTCTAATAGAATTTTAAACATTTTGGCTTGATGACTATTCTTTATGTCCACTTTCCAGCCAGAAGATGACTTCTCCGCATCAAGATACATTAGATACATTTTGATACTCTGTAGTGCATGATTGTTAGCTTGTTCCATGATTCTGGCAAATTTGACTGTCACAGGATCGTCGCTTTGTTGAGAGTTGAAACTTTGCGAAATCATTGCAAGATTGCCAAATGAGTGTATATCCTCATCATCCCATACATCATTGTTTTCCTGATGTTGGGGATGAAGATGCTCAATGGATCTGTTTGCCCTAAACACATACTCGTCAATAATTTGTTTCTCTTCTTCTGTCAAATCCAATTCTTCTTTTCGCTCCCACAAATAGTAATCCAATCTCCAGAACCAATATCTGTCTATTCCGTTGTCATAAGTCATTTCGCTTACGTCAGTTGGAAGAGTATGAAGAGAGTTGTCAATCTCTTTTATCCACAGCAACAAGTGGTTTGTATCTTGTACTTGTTCCTTATGAAGTCTTTCCAAAGTAGGTTTCAGCCAGTTATAAAAAGGTGCTTGAGATACATACAACATAGACTGGTATTGCTTCAAGGCTTCTGCTGATGTCCCTTTCTTGAAAACGATGTCATACTTGTTTGCGTTCTCGTCACCTTCTTTGTAAACAATATAATAGTCAAGCAACAAGCGATAGAATAGAAGCTGATTGTAAAAGTCTTGCTTGTCAGGAATTGGATGTGAATCGTATATCTTCAACAACTCATTTCGATAGAACGAATAGGATCCTGCAAGATCCAAGTGCAAGTCGATGACCATCATTAAAAACTCAGGAAATGTGATAAAACTCCGTTCTCCAGTATCGGTAAATGACTGTTTGAAGTCCTGTTGCTTGGCTTCAATGCTACCAATCTCATTGTTGTCTTCCGAGTCAAAAGAACTCTCGCACAGTTCAAATGCTTCTTCAAATTTGTGGTTTCTACACAATCCAATGGCATGTTCGTACTTGGAACGATAATCTTCCTCCAGATCCTTTTCGTCTCGTTTTATTATAGGACTATTAAGGTCACATACGGCATTCCATATTCGTGTAAGATGCTCTTTATTGTCCTCGCCTTGCATTAGTCGTACTTTCAAAATCTCATGTTGTTCCAAGCCTTTGCCCCCTGCATTCATGGCTTCAAAGTATTTGTTAAGTGAAGCAGGGTTGTTTGCGTATGATGCAGGCAACTCAGAAAAAAAGAACGACATTCTACAATAAACACTCTTTGCAAAAGCTTCTCGCTGATCTTCGGCAGAGAATTGGGAAACCATGAAATCTGATACTACTTGTTTTCCCTCCTCCATTTTCCTGTTAGGCTCAATCACCTCTGCCTGACCATTTATCACAGCGGCAAGGTATTCATTATCTTTTGTTCTTGATATGAATCTCAGCCTCTTTCCATTGTCTAAGAAGTTACTCCATTCTTGATAATAATGTCGCAAGACAATGGCGACAAGTGTCATTACCGTAAATCTTTGTTGACCATCAATTAAATCATAATGATTGCCTGACTTGATACATGACAGCATCCCCAAGTAATAAGGAGTACCATCATCATGGGATGGCTCAAAGTGATTCTTTAGGTCGTAAAGCAATCCTATGACATGTTCTTCTCCCCAGGAGAATAAACGCTGATAGAGAGGAATGGAAAAACACAATTTCTCCTCTACAATCTTTTCGGGTGTATATCTATAGGTATTCATTGTTATACTTATCAATTATTGTCAAGTCTGTAAAATCATCGTATAGGTCAGAGAACATTTCTTGTAAACGCTGATAGAATCTCATGCCTATCCCCTGTTCTTCTACGTCTCTGCCATTTTTCTTTATTGTGGAAACACACTCGGCAAGAAAGAATGTGGGTGAGGATGCTTGATCTATCATCATCACGATTTCAGAATCTTTTGCATACTCTCTTATCTTATAAGTCAATGCGCGGGTAGTTTCATATCTGTGTTGAGCAATATACCCAGAAATACAAAACAAAGCTTCTGTCAGATACTGCTCACCGAATTTCAAATAATATCCAAATAACAGTGTTTCTATAACATCTGCATATTTCCAATGCGATTCCCATTTTAGGTGATTACGCAAGGCTCTAACTTGACGTGTCCCAGAGAACTGCTTAAACCTATTCACAAAGTGTTCGGTATATGCAAAGAAGTGAGAACCACCTTGGATCTTCTCGTAAAAATCAAATTTCTCACCAAAAGGAGGAATCTCAGGGAGTATAAGGGCAGAAGAAAATTCTTCTTTAACACAGAAGCGTTCATTTGGGTTGAAGTTCTTTTTTCTCATCCATTTCCTGAGTCTGAACAAATGTGCGGCAAGAGTTTTTTCCAAAGATTGATAATCATTTTCAATCAGATCATTCCACCTGCTTGCCAAATGTTCTGCTTGTTTTTCAATAAAAATATAGCGTAGATGGTGCGCTTTTAACAAGTCATAGTCAGATAGCGGTACTCCCTTAGAATTTTCATTGGAAAAGAAGGTGTATGCCAGATCCAAGCGACTTTCTTTAAGAATCAGTACAGTAAAAATGAGTTGGTTAATGATTCTACTACATAGAGTTTCATCATACGACCTTGATGTCAAATGCTTGATTAACCATCTGCTGTTTGCCACATGCTTCTTGGAGTTTTCAGAAAGGAACTTCTGGGTTAGCAATGGCATATTTCCCTGATAGTTTAATTCTCGGACTATTAGGGTTAAAGTAACAAGTCTTTGTTGCCCATCAATAACAGCATAATTGCCATTTGAGTCTTTTTGCAGGATGATAGTACCTAAATGGTATTCGCCATAATGGGGAATCTCCATCAAACTATCCCAAAGAGCCTTAACCTGTTTATCTTCCCAGCAATAGTTTCTTTGATAATCTGGAACGACAAGGTTATTCCCAAATAGTTTGCCCAAAGAACACGTAGCCAGGCATACTTCATCATCATTTAGCCCTTCCTCTGAGAAAACGGTATCTCCCTTATATGGTTCCACACTAGGATTGACAGCTGTCCGACGAATTATCTTTTCAATAATTGGATCAAAGATACCCATTATTTCAATAAAAGCATTCATAAGCTGTTCCCAATTATCTGTAGCAGCGTCTATTCTGCAACGACATTGATTCCTTCCTTGCCAACCTAACCAATGTAATTTGGGGCTTCTAGAAGTTTGGAATCTCAATTCCTTTGCAAAATACTTATAATCCGCACTTTGGTATTTTCCTTCAAGATGTAGCTCAACTGCACCACCAATATATTCATAATGGAGATCCTTGTCGTCTTTCAAGACAGTGGTGACATAAAGATACCTATGGGACTGCCATGTACGATACTCATGGTAGGCACATACATATCTTTCAGGAAAGCAATCTTTGATGAATTTTTCTAAATGTTGGTCAATCCATGCCATAGTATTACTATTTTAATCGATCCTATTATTATTTCAACCTTAATTCCACGACTCTATTATAAAACAAACTTTTTAAACACCTGAGCAACAATAAGTTGCTCAGGATTTTGCTATATCAGAATTTTTACTTATCTTAGTGTTGCGAAAAAAAACAAGAAAATGTCTTGATATGACATGGTAAAAATACAAATTAAATCTGAGAAACTCACTCCTTTTGGAGGAATATTTTCAAACATGGAGCAATTTAACTCTACATTGTCATCTTATATATCCGCGCTAACCGCTGCGATTCGCTCTACAATGACATCTTTGCTCTCAGAGGTTGGAAGACTGAGGAAATCAATGGCATTGAGTTTGAATTGAACTATATCCTTGTTGAGAAGTGGAAGGCATACCGACTTGTAATTCAAAGACAGAAACGGATGGATGGTGTGCAGGATCTTTGGGAAGGAGAATACACATGCCATTGTATCCTGACTAACGACTATGAATTTTCCGCAAGAGAGATTGTCGAGTTCTATAACCTTCGTGGAGGAAAGGAACGTATCTTCGATGATATAAACAATGGCTTCGGGTGGAACAGATTGCCCAAATCTTTCATGGCAGAGAACTCTATGTTCCTTCTTCTTACAGCACTTATCCGTAGCCCTTACAAGGTTATTATCCAAAGACTTGACGTAAAGAGGGTCGGACTCAATGCAACAAGCCGCATAAAAGCGTTTGTCTTCAGGTTTATCTCTGTACCAGCCAAGTGGATCAGGACATCAAGGCGGTATGTGCTGAATGTATATACCTATAACAATGCTTACGCAGATGTATTCCAGACTGATTTTGGATGACACCTACAACTTATGGGTATGATGTAGCGTATTGCCTCAAGTCGCATTGTGGGGTAAGGGGATGTTGTGGGCTGAATTGGGTATTTCAATTCTAATTATCTGCAAATTCAGTAACGAGTGGACGTGTACACGCAAGAAGGACGTTGAAGGGCTTAGTTGCGGATTTTAGGTTATCGAAGAATTTTAAACATACGCCTCAGAATGGCATACCATGAAAATATCTTTGCAATGAGAATTTCAAATCTACGCGTATGGATATATATAAGGTATTTGAAGACCCCCGGATTAAGATGCTTGAAAATGACATTGCATTGTGGAACGACCATTGCCGATACACAGACGAAGAAAAGCACGTCATGAAGCAGCTTCTTCGTTGTAGAAGCAATGTGCTGTATGAACTGAATGTGTACGACAGCGATATGCATCAGCTGCTTGTCTCATTCAACGACAGATTAAGAAAAGCCTGCGCAGAACTCTATAACAAAGTGATGACTACCTATGAAGAGTACTGCAATCGCACCGACAGTTTTGGTGATTTTGAGGTGGAAGGAAAAATCTATCTTGGTGCAGAATACCCGAATCACCACCTTCTTCAAACCGAAACCGCCAAACAAGTATGGGACGCTCTGACGCAAGGAGGCTTTGAACCTCTCTATGATGACGGCTGTGCATGGTCGTTACATTGCAGTAAAGAATATCCTCCTGAACATGGTGGATGTGAAACGTTTGAGAAATGGATTGGCATGGAAGACGAGAACGACAACTGGAACGAGGAACTTGACCGGGAATGGTCAAAAGACTTGCACATGATACAACCGTTCCACAACCTTTACGACCATTGTTATTTCTCGCTCTATGACCTTATCTATGTGCATGATTTTGACCTGGAAGTGCATATCCAACTTGAAAGAAATGTAAAATACGAATAATCATGAAGAAGATCGACAACAAAGAGAAGATTGCTGAATTGTTAAACCACATTGACGATGACAACAGTATTATTGACTTTGACGAGAGCGGAATGGAGAAAATGAAAGAGAAAATACCATACTCTATGGCTCATATCCCTCTAACCCTTTGGAAAATACAAGCCCTATGCTTTCAATCCTCAACCAGTTGATAGGAGCAAATGTCGGAGACTTAAAGCAATACAGTCTATGTACCTTCTTTATCGATTGTCATAATGCTGACATGATGACAATGGACGACCTCGCCAAGATACAGATGTTTCTGTCTGAGTACATCAACCCGGAAGCAGAAGTCACTTGGGAATATGGAGTTGATGACAGCTTAAAAAACAACCAAATGCGCCTGACTTTGGTACTTGGATAGGATTTTTTACTAGGAATAAATAAAATTAAACAGGAAAGCGGAACTTGTGCCCCATAATTACACAAGTCTTCACTATCTTTGCGGTATCAAAACAGAGAATTATGGCTAAAAACCTTATCAATAGATACGTTTGGTTAGTTGAAACCATCTACAAGGCTGGTCGCATCACTTTTGAGGAAATCAATCAAAAGTGGGTGGAAAAGTTTGAAGAAGACCCGATACCTCTGCGCACTTTCCACAAGTGGAGAATTGCCGCAGAGGAGATGTTCAACCTCGTCATAGAATGTGAGCGCAAAGGTGGCTACCACTATTATATTGAGAACGCAGACGAGATTAAACGAGGTGGATTGCGGAATTGGCTTATAAACACCATATCTGTGAGCAATCTACTCCTTGACAGCCAATCCATCAAAGACCGTATTCTGCTTGAAGATATTCCCTCGGGACAGGATGAGTTGGCCGTCATTATTGATGCAATGAAGACGGACACACAGCTACGTATCACATACCAGAGCTATTGGAAGGATGAAAGCCACACCTTCAACGTCCATCCCTACTGTCTGAAGCTATTCAAACAGCGGTGGTACATGATAGCCCTCAGTCCATATTATGATAAGATAATGATATATGCCATCGACCGCATCTTCCACATTTGGAAGCTTGACGGTCAGACATTCAAAATGCCGGAGAATTTCGACCCAGAGACATTCTTCTATAACTACTATGGCATCATTGCAGGAACCAAACGCAACATTGAGTACGTGAAGTTGAAAGTGTCGGCTGGTCAGGCCAACTACCTCCGTTCACTACCGCTTCACAACTCACAGGAGGAAATTGACCGAGAAGGCGAATTCAGCATCTTCACGCTCCATCTTTGTCCCGAATTTGATTTCTACCAAGAATTGCTTTCTAAGGGCGAAGACGTGGAGGTCCTGGAACCAATCTGGCTTCGCAAAGAGATTGCAGGAATCATTAAACGAATGTGGAACAAGTACGACCCAAATAAGAAATGAAAGATTTTGCAGCTATTGATTTCGAAACCGCTAACAATGAGCGAACCAGCGTTTGCTCTGTTGGTGTCATTATCGTAAGGAACGGAGAAATCGTTGATTCGTTCTACTCTCTCATACAACCAGAGCCGAACTATTATAACTACTGGTGTACGCAAGTGCATGGGTTGAAAGAAGAAGATACAGAAGATGCGCCCATTTTCCCTGAAGTATGGAAGCAGATTGCCCCTCTCATCGAAGGGCTTCCCCTCGTGGCGCACAACAAGGCTTTCGACGAAAGTTGCCTTCGTGCCGCTTTCCGCTGCTACCAGATGGACTATCCCGAATATTCATTCCTCTGCACACTCACGGCATCACGGAAAGTATTTCCCGATTTGGAAAACCACCAGTTGCATACCGTGGCACATGAATGTGGGTATGTTTTAGAAAACCATCACCATGCACTGGCTGATGCCGAGGCATGCGCATGGATTGCAAAAGAAATACTGTAACAGATAAGTATGAGCGACAAATTAATACAATATTCAGATGCACTTCGTGATTTTGTAAAGATTCACGAACAGATTATGGCTAAAAAACAAAAAGACATTCTTGAAGGGAAATACATTAATGTGTTTACCCTGTGGAATGAATTCACTGGAATAACAGAGCCAATACACAGTAGAATACTGCAATTTATTCTTTCCCCACATACTATGCACGGGCAGGAAAATCGGTTTATCAATCTGCTGCTGAAACGAATAAACGTTAACTACGGAGAAAATGATGAATGGATTTCGACTGCTGAGACAGGACGAGTTGATGTTATGCTAAAAAGGTATAACCCTCACAGTGTAATAATTATTGAGAATAAATCAAATTGGGCAGGAGACCAACCCAATCAATTGTATAGATACTGGCTTGAGAATATTCATCGTTCAGATAATGATTTGCTACCGGAATTTTATAGTAAACATCAGGAATATAAAATTGTGTATTTAGTCCCTAACAAATACAAAAATATTTCTGATGATTCATTGCATAGACCAACTTATTTGTCTGAAACCATGCCGGAGCACCTTCCTATAACTCCAATTGTTTGGTCTTTTGAAGAAGAAGTCTCGGACTGGTTAGATGACTGCATTTCTTCATTACCAGAAGAAAATACACCTCTTAGGAACTTATTAAGCCAATATAAAGAATACTGTAAAACTCTATAACATGGAAAATATAAAGCAGATTATGAACTTGTTCGATAGTGCCGAAAAATGGTCAGCATATATTGAACTCTCAAATTATCGGGAGGACTTGGTTAAATATCTTAAGTCTTCGCTTTGTAATGAAATTCAAGTACTTGCAAATTCTAAGCTACAAGATACAGGATGGATTTTTGAATATGACAGAAATAAACTGAGCCTAAATATGTATCCGAACGAAAGCAGACTTATCGCTGTTTCGATTGAATGGGAATGGTGGAATCGTTCAGATTCTCCTTGGCATAGAAGAGGCGTAGGTATATGGGTGTATGCTTCAGAAACAGACTCTCGAAAAGTATATGAAAAAATGAAAGAGTTGAGTCACACACTGCCATTAAATGGCTATGAAGACAATCTGGAGAACCATACATGGTATCCCTTTGTAAGACAGATTCCGGCTTCAGTCTTTGGAGTTACAGATAATGTCGTGTCTGTAGAAGAATGCCTATATATGGCAAGCTTCAACCCGAAGCAACTTGCTCTCAATATCTGGCACAATGTGTTCGAACCATTTGCAACAAAAGAGTGTTCAGAACTATTCGCATCCGTAGTTAAGTGAATATGATGAATACAATACAACTCCAGTCATGGCTTAATGGGTTAAAGAGCATTCCCAAACCTCATAAATGGGAACGTTCTCTTATGGATATAACGGGCGTGACCCATCATGAAAACATGTGGTCTGACATTTATAAGTTCTTTTTCCATGAAGAAGAAAGCCATCACTTAAACGACCTCTTTATCAGAAGTCTGGAGCAGTTATTAGGACGTGAAGATTTTCTTCGTGATTTTTCTGTGAAGAGAGAATGTGTAGTGGATGAGGATAAACGCATTGACCTTCTGCTTTATAATGAGAGCACTCGAAATGCCATCATTATAGAAAATAAGGTAAATCATTCGCTCGATAATGATTTAAATCTATATCAAAACAGTGTTTATAAAATGTTAGGGCAAGGTTGCTGTGTCATAACCGTTGTTTTGGGGCTACATCATTATGATCTTTTAAACTATAATAAAGCCTCTGAAATTGCTCCAGAGAACAAATACTCCATCACACATAAAGAACTGCTGGATAAAGTTTATGAAAACATATCTCCCTATTTGAAAGACGCTCAGACTAACTACATTTTTTTGCTTAATGAATTTTATAAGAACATTTGTAATATGGCAAATCAAATAGATGTATCTATCCTTGATTTCTTTAGCAAGGCTGGAAACTCACAACGAATAGCCGAGATACATAAAGTTTATACCCACATAATGGACTATGTCTCAGGCATTTTGGAATGTTCAGAACCTTCTGAACTCAAAAAAATCTCGACAGCATGGGCATGTCGTGTAAATCTGAACGAGGTTATGTGAAGTACTTTTTCCCTAACACCAACAATTAAGTCATGTTAACCATTTTCTTCCGTGATAGGATATTTTCTACGAAATATGCTCCACACATTCACATGGTGTTTGAAGTGCAAGGGAACACCAAAGCAAAGCTTGATGCTATGGAAGAACAAGTTGCAGACATAATTTCAAAATACAGCAAGGATGGTATTGTTATAGGCAATAGAAGAGACGAAAAAAGGAACAAGTGGAGACATTTGGCTTCGCAAACCATCCATTTCAAAAATATACAGGAAGAAATGCCAAAACTTGGTGAAATAGCAGGAGAGTATATAAATGCTTCATCACCAATCATCCGCATGGGCAAAGAAATTATGAATCTTGTAAAATAGTTGGTATGCTATCATACATCTCCAACACCGCCAACTACAAGGAGGTGCTTTCACGGGTGAAGTCCGTAAAGCACACTCTTTGGACTGGCACAGTCGACATAAAAGACCTTTATGTGGAGGTGGGCAAAGAGAAAAAGCCATTCCTGGCACTCATTGCCCAACTAATTCGGTGCGGAAGTAAGGCTCATTCACGCCAAAGAACCTGGCCCGAACTTTTGGGAGGACTTTGACAAATACCCTGTGCTTTATGATTGTTTGGAACGAGTGCTCAGTCCTCGCGTTCACTTCAAGATGCTTGTCTTCGACTGCAAAGAGGTGTATGTCGGCAGCGCAAACCTGACTAGTGCCGGTTTCGGAATGAAAGGCGAAGACAAACGAAACTTCGAGGCTGGCATCCTAACCGATGACCCTGCAATCGTGGAACAAGCCATGAACCAATTTGATGCTGTGTGGATTGGTAAGCACTGCAAGAAGTGTAAGCGTAGAGAGTTATGCTTAAATCCCATCTTATGAAGAAGATTATCTTTCTTAACTTTGACGGCGTTCTGAATACCGAACACTATCAGAACTACCTTATGTATGAGAGGAAATCCAGGCAAGACAAACATGGTGTACTCTTTGATCCAGAGGCTGTGCGACAACTGAAACGAATAGTTGATGTCACCAAGGCCGATATTGTGATTGAATCATCTTGGAAATATCTCGGTCTTGCTGCCATGCAGGAAATGTGGAAGGAAAGAGATTTGCCTGGCAAAGTAACCGGCATCACAGATTCATCTGTCAGCGATAATTGGCTGCTTACCGCAAATCTTGATGACATAGACCCTGCTATGGGACATCGTAACGGAATGGAGATAGCATCATGGTTAGCTGACTATACAAAGAATGATGTACGGTATGTCATCATCGATGATGAGTATGTATGCCTTGAATCTCAGGTGCCCCACTTCATCCTTACCAATCCTTACGACGGCATTACAGAAGACATTGCTGACAGGGTAATTGCCATCCTTGAACAATAATTTTTTCAAAGAAATACAAAGTTTATGGAGTTATGCCCCCATTCGGCATAACTTCATTTTAATTTTGCACCAGATTTCTAAATGTCAAACTAAAAAATATCATTATGGCACTCAAAAATGTAAAGGTAACGATGTCTCGCTTAGGTGTTCACACCATGGAGGGGAACACTACAGTCTATATGCCTTTAGCAAATATAGAGTATATGAAACTGGGGAAAAAGAAAAAGACCGTCCATTTGGATGGCAAGATGGTGTTCGACAAGAAATATTTTAAAGGCTGGATTCTGGGTTCTTCCTATTTCGTCGGTGTCACAGCTGACTCTTATCAGATTTATGACGAAGACGGGAACAGGACTGGAACATCATCCATCGAGGAATTTGGAGAACCGATTCAAGCAAATGAAGATGACTTCATCTGCTTAAAGGGCAGAATAGCATCTTTGATTGGCATTAATGGAAAATGCAAGAAAAGTAGAGCCTTGACAAATGAAGAGTATGAGTCAATCACCAAAGAATAAGAGGGTCTTCGATACTCTTTCCCCTCAATTGAGTCATGGGCATGACTTTCCAATAGAAGATGTATGGAATACGGACAATGCAATCGCCCGTCTTCTGGTTCCTCGCTTACAAGCCTTCAAAGCTTTTGACAAACATGGCTATCCGCCTAACATGGGAGATATGTGGAAGTGGAACGACACAATTCAAAAGATGATTGATGCTTTAGAACTGATGAAATATGCCCACACTATGCACGACAAGGAAGATAACAAGACCATAGAACAGGGTCTTGAACTCTTCCATAGGTATTTTCAGTATTTATGGGATTAAGAGCATGATATGATGACTCCAGACAACCAAATAAAATTGTTACTCAAAACACTCTCGCAAGGCGTTTTTGAGAAAGAGCATATTATCGCAATGGCACTGCTGAGTGCCATTGCAGGAGAGAGCATATTTCTGCTCGGCCCTCCTGGTACGGCAAAGAGCTTGGTGGCTCGTCGCCTGAAACTGGCTTTCAAGGATGGGGTGGCGTTTGAATACCTGATGTCTCGTTTCAGTACACCTGATGAGATATTCGGGCCTGTATCTATCTCGCTGTTGAAGAACGAAGATAGATACGAACGTGTGGTGGATGGTTTTTTGCCAACCTCCACCATCGTATTTCTCGATGAGATATGGAAAGCCAGTCCAAGCATACAGAACTCCTTACTCACTGCTATCAATGAACGCATCTTCCAGAATGGACGCAGCACCATCTCTCTGCCCATGAAAGCCTTGATTGCTGCAAGCAATGAACTACCGGCGGAGGATGAAGGACTTGAAGCATTGTGGGACCGTTTCCTGGTGCGTATGGTGTTGAACTGCATACAGAGTGAAGCCACCTTCTACAAGATGGTTCGACAACAATACTTTTCAACACCAGAGGTGGATGAGGATTGCCAAATTACGGAAGAACAATACCATGTTTGGCAAATGGAAATAGGCAAGGTCGATATTCCTGATGAGATTTGCGCTGTGCTTACGGCTATCCGTAAAGGTTTCAAAAAGGAAACGAAGAAAGAGGAAATCAACGAGATGGACTACTATATCTCTGACCGACGTTGGAAGAAATGTGTTCACCTCATGCAGGCTTCGGCTTTCCTGAATGGCAGAAAGCATATCGACATGACAGACCTTCCAATCCTGATGCACTGTCTATGGAACAAGGCTGAGACTATTCCAACGGTGATTGATGTGGTAGGAAAAAGTCTTACGGCACACATAGACAATAAGCTCGCCAAACTGGAAAAGGACATTGAGCAAGCCTTGAAGAAAGCATACGAGCCAGAGAAGAAAGAGCAAAATACCCGAAACGTGCCTGAAACATTCTCGCTAACACATTTCTTCTACTACACTCTTCGTAACTACAAGGATGGTAAATGCCTGTTTTATAAGGTAGACTATAATCATGTCAGTGTGGATAAGGCCACAGATGGCATCATCTATCGGGACGAAGAAAAACGAGCATGGATGATTCACGCTATATATACCGGCACATTATTTGATTATAAAGTGAAGAACCAGGCCATGGTGAAAAAGGTAAAACTGCAAAAGTGCAAAGGAGGCATCATAATAGATGGCACTCCATACGGTTTTGAACGACCGTTGGGAAGTACAAATCCTTCTGATAGCTTGTTTGATAGTGAAGATTTCCCAGAGCCTAACATAACAGATTCGGTGATGGAGATAATCGATAAAACATTGCGGACACAACTGAACCAACTGCAAGAATTGTTTGCAAAGTCTAAGAACTTGTTCCTGTCGGATAATGACCTGAAGGTAACAAAGAAATATCTCACACAGTGTGGCAAGCATATTGAGGAAGTGTACGTAAAGGCACAGAACGCACAGAAACTGCTTTAGTCGATGGATATTGTTAAGAAAATTCAGGAATATAACGAAGCATTTGATTTCTATATGGATAGAGGTGAAATGCCAAAGATTATCGGGGAAGGTGACCTGTTGGGGAGCTATCTTGAGCAGACACTGCAAGACAACCCGCAACTTGACAGTCAGGATCCAATGTGGAAGGAACTGCTGAAAGAGGAACTGATGAGATTTCTTGAAACCATGCTGCAACTCTTTCAGCCGATGGAGGAAAGACACCACAGAGAGAAAGGTTTTATTCTTGCCTTTCTCGGCGGCAACATGGACTCGAAGCGACAGATGTGGCAACAAGCAAAACAAATCATCATTCTTGGATATAAGCAGGAAGAAGTCAATATCAATGGGTATGAAGAGCAGTTAAAAGAAACCGACAACAGCGAAAGGCAGGAAGCCATACTGAACGCTCTGACAAACGACTGGGATAAAGCGTGTGATGAGAAACTGAAACAACAGGAACAAGCAGCCATCGACCAATACGGCAAGAATTGGGAAATGCATGTTAAAGAGCACGGCTTGTCAGACTACAAGGAACATAAGCGCATTGAGAAGATTGTCTATTCTTATCCTGCATTGGCAGAGATTGTGCGCATCATGGGACGTGAGCTGCCAAAGCACAAAGATGAGATGGATGAGACCATCAAAAAATATCTTCCTATACTGCCATCACGGCCTAAACCAGCCTTGGAGATAGAGGAAATCTCCACAGGACAGAGTCTGCGACACATGGTACCTGTAGAGACGGTCATCATGTCTGACCGACAGACGGAGGATCTTTTTTATCTGAAGTACGCTTCGCAGAAACTACAGTTGTTTGCCAGTAAACCGAAAGAGGAGAGCTGTATGAAACTGGACAAGCAACGTCAGGTGAAACCACGATTAGAGAAAGGCCCCATCGTCGTGAGCCTGGACACCAGTGGCTCAATGACAGGCAAACCCATACAACTGGCAAAATGCCTCTTGCTGCAACTGTTGAAAATGGCAAAGAAACAGAAACGGAAATGTTTCCTGATAACATTCTCTGTCCGTGCTAACTTCCTTGACCTTTCCCGATATGGGGCATGGAAGCAGCTGAACAAGTTCCTTGACAATCACTTTTCAGGAGGAACGGATGGCGAACAAATGCTGAGAACTGTATTGAATATGTTGCAGACCGCCAACTTTTCCATGGCAGATGTGCTAATCATCAGCGATTTCTACTTTCCCAAACCAATATCTGCTACTCAACAGAAAATGCAGATTGAACATGAGAAAGGTACACGCTTCTACGGATTAAGGATAGACAGCAATTCTGATACTTATAATGATATACTCGACAAGATATGGCAGGTGAACATAAGAAACCGAAATTCTGGATAAGCCCCAATTCAAGGCTTACCTTTCCGCAATTCCGCGTTGTCTGGCATCAATGCGGCAAGCAGGAACTGATTGACTTCTGCTCTGTAGAACAGCCACGAAGACTAACTTATTGTACCGTCTCAACATGTCTGCATATATTATATGAAGCCGATTACTCGGTGCTTCATATCCTGTATTCAGAGGAAATTGCCTTTGAGAACATGCGACTCGCTGTTCCTCGTTGGTCATATCCCCTACATCATAGGTCTCTTCTTCTGATTCCTTTTCATCCTTCTTGCCATGGAGATCTAGTGTGATCATTACGGAAAAGTATACCACATAAACAAAGGTGAGGACGAGCGCAAAAAATACGAATCCTGACATTTTTCAATCTGATATTTAATTGTTATCCTTTGTTTGTTATCATACTCGGAAATACTCTCAAAAGGCAGGAGAACTCCCAAAAGCATTGCAAATGAACAGACTTTTATATGATTGACGAAATAACACACAAAATACAAACGCCTAATTAATAAGTGCTTGCATTTTGTGTATTGTGGAGTATGCTTTATTTCATAATACCATTATCCGTGTCGCGCAGGTTTATCTTCTTTTCTGCTGACTTATGTTTGTTGCCTCGGCTCAGTTGCCAAGATATATTCAACGTAACGAGATTGCCGCTATCCTTAGAATAACCAATAGTGTGCTTATACAGATTACGGTTGAGCAATTCATTCTCGTATGACTTATGATTGCTGTCAAAGGGGTTGGCCCATGACAATGAGAACTGCAAGTCGCGCCACATGTAAGAGGCTTTTAGAACCGAATAAGCACCGCTGAAGCCTTTCGATTCGCCTTCAAAAAATCGGTTGCCGTTATCTATGTATCCTTGCAACGTGAAGTGGCCGAGATAAGCCGTGATGCTACCTACATAAAACCACGATGTATAGCAATGTGTATAGTCTTTGCCGAAATTAAAGCATCTGTTCATTCCTCCATAGGCTGCAATCTGAAGTTTTTCGGGCAAGAGCCAATAGCCAGCATACGCCATAGCGTTCAGCACAGAAATTTTCTTTTGATTAATCTGAGTATAAATGAATTTATTGTCGTCAGTTCGCTCATAATGAGCCATGTTGGGTTTGAAACATTGTTTGTAATAACCTTCAACAAAGGTCTGCAGGCGATTGGTATTATATGAAAACTGTAATCGGTGCTCCATATCGCGCGAAGGTTTCAAATCTGGATTACCAATAGTCCATTCCATGCTATTGGTGCGAATCATAGCGTCACTCGTCATGGCTATACGGGATACCCTGTCCCACATCTGATAGGTGTAGCTCAACTGCATATTGTTATTGATGTTGTATGTCAGCGAGGCTTTTGGACGGAATGTCCAGAAGTTATATCTGTGACCATTCTGAGTGTAATGGATATAGCTTGCGCCTGCACCTAATGTGTAGCGCAACGGTCGGAACAGACCCTTAATTTCTGCAAAGGCATATAGGCGGTTGTTGTTAGTCTTGGTCAAAGCGGAAGCGTCGCCAAGATAGTCGTTCTTTGTGTGTTTATAGCTATAGTTCAAGCCTGTTGAGAGTGTAAAGGGCTTGAGCTTGTTCTCATAAATCACCTCAGTAAGAAGAGATGCTGTCTTGCCATCCACATCATATTTATAAGGCGTACCCTCGTCATAATAGCTGCTTGTCTGTGTGGATATATAGGTACCTACGGCATTGGCTGTGATGGATTGGCGTGGGGTGAGCTGACGAAAGAAATAAATATCCAATACAGGCGAAAGGCTCTTGTTTTTTTCTCGGCTTGTAGCCTGATATTGTCGAGAGCCATCCGTGATGTCCTTAATATTATAGTTGTCTGGCGTGTTGTTGAATGCTCCACTCAAGGATGTTTGAAAGACGGTTGCTGTGGAGTCAGACCAGTTATAGGTTAGTTTTGCGTCATGCGCAATGGATTTATGAAGCGACTCCACATCGTTTCGCTCAATAGTGTAGATACTGCCGTCTGTCAAGGTGTATTCTGCCAACTGCTTGCTCTTTGAACCTTTTGTTTTGTATCCACTCACATCATACGAAAGCGATAATTCACTTTTGTCCTTATTCCATTTACCATACACCATACCATCGCCTTGCAACGTCGTAAGTGCTGAGGTAAGGTCCGTACCAATAGTATAACCGCTCTCGCTCCTGCGTATAACTATATCAATCACATAGCCAATGCTTTCGCCATAACGAACGCCGGGGTTGTTTATAAAGTTTATCTTGACAATATCCTTTGGGTTGAGAGCCAACATCTCCTGTTTGCCTACAACAATGCCATTTACTCGAAGTTGAACGCTACCTCTGTTATCAATAGCAGTAATAGTATGGCTGATGTTGTCAATACGAATATTGGCAAGTGTGAGTTTCTCAAGAATGCTGTAACCATTGTTCGAAGTCTGCTTCTGTACATCGGTAGGATAGATTATCATACCGTCGGCCTTGTTCACTACCTTAGAGGCTTTAACCGTTACTTCATTAAGCGTGATTGTCTTGTCCACATTCTGAGCATTAGCGCAGAATGCAGAAGTCATAATAATTGAAATTGTAAATAATCGTTTCATTTTGCACCATGTTTTTATTTTATGGTGCAAATTTATTTTCTCCTTGCAAGAAAGCCAATTATTCAGGCTGACATCTCCCTGACAATTGACCGACAAAAGCCTATCTATCTGATTTTCAGGCTATAGCTCTTACCCCGATCCGATTCGATTTTCAGAATGCTATGTGTTTCTATGATAGGTTTTATACGTCTGATTAGCGTATAAAGCGTATCGCTTGCATCAGGTTTCTTAGGCCATAGTCGGTCGCAAATCTCCTGTTTCGATAGCGTATGAGAATCTGTCGTTATGAACATTTCGAGCAAGGAGTGTTGCATAGGAGTAAGACGTATCTCCTCACCCGATATGGTCATGAATTTATCATCATGGAACACAATACCACCGTATGCCAAACCTTGAACTATCAACTCCGGCTTATTCCTTCTTACATACCACAAACTACTTAACAGCCACAGCATCCCGATAAACAAAAGAGAGCCCGAAGCCTTTTGGTCGGACATCATGAAAGTCGTAGCAAAGTTGCAATTTGCCTCTGCCACCAACTTTGTTTCCCAACGTCCACCTCTGCGTACCGTACGCATGGCGATACCTGCCGTATCTTTCAATTCGGCTATAGTGAGGTAGTTGCGATAACAACGTATGGTGTCTGTAGTAACCACATTGTCTGGCATTTTCAGAAGAACTTGCTTCAGTGCCTGATTAACATCCTGGGCTATCATGTATTCTGTTCTGTGATAGCTGTTAATGCCTGTGCACAACGCACAAAGCATAAGAAAGCTGAACACTATGTATGGAAGGATCTTCATAATTTATCCAATATAATACGTGAAATACTTCATTAATGACACAAAGGTACATTTTTCAGCTGAAAACACACATTACTTTGTTGAAACAGTGCGTAATTTACAGAAAAATCATTATTTTTGAAGAAGTAAGTGTAATAAGGAAAATATAGCGTCAAGCCTCAACGAAGCTACTTTGTGGTCAAAAACGGAAGAAAAATTAAAATCATTCTCTTTTATGCAGGTGCACTGCATAGATAGATATAACTTTGCGACAAGAAAAATAATAGAATCCTATATATGAACAAGCAACAGCTGGCAAACAGAATATGGGCATCGGCGAACAATATGCGCAACAAGATTGATGCCAATGAGTATAAGGACTACATTTTGGGACTTATCTTCTACAAGTTCTTGTCCGACACAGAGGTGAAATACTTCATCGAGGACTGCGAATGGGAAGAAGACGAAATGGTGGAACTCGTAGAGAACTACGAGGATATGAATATGAAGAACGCCATCGCGGAGTATCAGGAGCATATCGGCTTCTTCATCGAGTATAAGTATCTGTTCAATACTTGGCTTACAGATACCGAGTTCAGCGTCGCAACGCTCAGCGAGGCACTCAGCAATTTCGAGCGTCTGATGAGTGAAAACTTCGCATCGGTGTATGCTGGCATCTTCAAGACGCTGCGCGAGGGCCTGAGCAAACTGGGTGACAATCCTTCGGCACAGACCAAGGCTTTGAAGGCCATTGATGAGCTTTTCGGACGGAAGAAGGTGAACATCATTGACAAGCACGTTAATTCTGGCAATCTATCAGTGAAGTTCTAGGTGTTCTTGAAGAAGATCTATTACATGATACATGGTGAGGAAATGCGTCCTTCAGGCGACAGTAATAAGGTAACACTAAGCACATGTATCTTTGCTTTCGACTGTCTAAAGCGTCTGCGCTATAGTCCGAGAGAGACTGAGCAGAAGTTGTCTGGCTACTTGAATCTCATACGCAACAATCGCAACACAAGTGAAGGCAACGGAGCACATGCTTCCTATCTCCTGACAAAAGCTCAACTTGATGAGAATATCAAGGCGTTCGCTACTCTATACCTCTATGTGACAGGCATGTGTTATGATGAGCTGAAAGCCAAGTATGACATTTGATATTAACAAGAGCATGGAGAAAATTGCGAGAATATGCTGGAATACCCACGACTGGAAAAGACCTTCGGGAAGTGAAGGCAAGTCGCGTGTAGACAGTTCCTATGAAAAGAGCGTCGGGTTCGGCCATGAAGAATGGCTGCTTGATGACACCAGAGTGATGCCTGACGGCTACCACTATGGATTCTTACAACCCATGAATGTGGCAAGTGGCAAACATGTTGGTGAGGTCTATGACATTCATCTTTTTGCTATCACACCAAATAAGCAGAAGGTGTATATCGCCTGCTTGCATAATGCCATTGGCGTGGAGCCGGATGAAAGCCGTAAGGTATATCAATACTACAGAGAACGTGGCTGGCTGAAGGAGATGAAGGAAGATGTCATCTTTGCCGGTGGTACTGTCACGGGGTTCAAGCCAGAGTGGATGTTCAACGTGAAATTCAAGTTTAGCGAAGCAGAGATTAACTACTCCAACCCTCCCATCATCAAACCCGACACTCTTGGACATCGCTATAACCTGATGGACAAGAAGGGCGAGTTCGAGTTTTTGAAGGATGAAGAAGGTAATATCCAAACACTGGACACCAGTATCATTGTCAGAACCACACACTCTGGAGAGTTACTTATCGACCCCTTACATAAAAAGATGCAGAACGCCATTGCGGAACTGCTGAAAGATGATTATCATCATCTGTATCTGGAAAGAGGCGACACATCTCTTGCTTCTGGGCAACGTGTTGACATAAAGGGCAAGTTCAAAGAGACAGACGAATGGCACTACTTCGAAATCAAGACAAGTTCAGCCAAGCAAAGTATCAGAGAAGCCCTTGGACAGATACTGGAATACTCACATTATGACCACAAGACAACGAGAGCTGCCAGACTCTTTATCATCGGCCCGGAAAAGCCAGATGAAAAGGACATTGCCTATATCCGAAAGTTAAGGGAAATGTACGGTCTGCCAATCTGGTTCAGGTGGTACTCTTTTGAGAATAACAATTTATCAGAATCGATATAACCTCAAAATGAAATACTATATGAAAGAAGTACAATATTCATCTAAAGAAGCTTGCTTACAGGCTATTGCAACTGTGAAAGCGATTGGTATGGAGCCTCTTCCATGGATGCTTTCGCAGTTGGAAGCATTTGAAGCCGCAGAACAGAACAAGGCTGTAGTGAAAGACTCCGATACCCCTATTTGGGACACACTAAAGGCTAATTACCCATACGGTATAATGCCTCAGGAGAAAATAGACTGCGTGGAATCCACTGTTGCCCAACTGCTTGAAGAGGGCGAGCACGCAGAAGAACCCGGACTGCTGCTTGGTAAAATCCAGTGTGGCAAGACAGATACGTTTGAAGACATCATCGGTTTGGCCTTCGATAAGGGTGTTGACATCGCTATCGTTATCACAAAGGGGACGAAGGCATTGGTTAACCAGACCATTATGCGAATGAAGAAGGATTACAAATGGTTCAAAGCCTCTGATAGCCTTGATCAACGCTCGACCATCAACATCTATGACATCATGGATATAGGCAGAGATGGTTTGAAACAGGCTAAGGTGGAGAGCGGCAAGACGGTGATTGTCTGCAAGAAGCAGGCTAGGAATATGGAACGCCTGATAGAATTGTTTGAGCATAAGTCACCTTTCTTGAAGAAAAAGAAGGTGCTTGTGGTAGATGATGAGGCCGATTTCGCCAGCCGCAACTATCAGAACGTTAAACTAGAAGCTAAAACAGATGAGAATGGCGCGCCAGTATCCCAGACATCGGAAGTGACCATGGCAAAGATTAGTCAGCAGATTGATGACTTTCGCAAGATTCCTGGACTCTGCCGTTACCTCCAGGTTACAGCTACGCCTTATTGCTTGTACCTACAGCCACAGGGCGAATTGAACTTGAACGGCAATATAGTAAAACCCTTCAAGCCACGCTTTACGAGTTTGGTACCCACCCATGAATATTATATAGGTGGTCAGCAATACTTTGTAGAGTCTGCCAATGCAGACTCTATGTATAGTCACCTCTATCACCAGCTTGACCAAAAGTGCATCGATGTACTCGGTCACGAGGACAAACGCTATCTGAATAGTGCCGTGTCGTCTGGAAACATCTATGGGCTGACCTATACTTTGGTGGCTTATTTCATGGCGACAGCTATACGCCGCATTCAGGTGCGCAACACGGATAACAAGGATTACAAGACAAGTGCAATCATCCATGTGGAGATAGACAAGAAGAACCATGACTGGCAGAAGCGTGTAGTAGAAAGGCTCATTGACTCCATTAAGTCGGCTATCGTGGACGAAGACCATTCCGACCAACGTATATGGGTAGCAATGGAAAGTTGTTATCAGGATTTCGTCAAGTCAAATGAGAAAGGAAGAAACGAGGAACTTATCGGTGTGGAAGTGCCCTCGCAGGAGGACGTGCTTGATGAAATACGAAACATTTTCTCTCCTAAATTCAAAAACTACCATGTACAGATGGTAAATTCTGATGAAGAAGTGGATAAATTGCTTGACGAAGAAACTGGCGAGCTGAGTCTTGACTGTGCGGCAAACATCTTCATAGGAGGTAATATCCTTGATCGAGGTGTGACCATCAAGAACATGTTGTGTTTCTTCTATGGTCGTGATCCCAAGAACTTCCAGCAAGATACCGTCTTGCAGCACGCCCGTATGTATGGCGCCCGCTCCAAGGAGGACATGGCCGTGATGCGTCTTCACACTACACCTCTAATATACAGAATCCTTGTGCGCATGAACGAACTTGATGAACAACTCCGCAGGTGGTTCATCGAAGGCAAGGACAAGCAGGAAGCGAATGCCGTCTTTGTGGGGTACGACAAGAATATAAAACCTTGTGCGTCAAGTAAGATTAAGATTTCCAATGCTCTGATGTTGAAACCACAGAAACGTGTACTGCCTGTTGGCTTCTGGACTTTGGGTAAGACTGCAACGAAGAAAGTCATGGAGCAGATAAGAAATCTTATCGTCTCTACTCCTGGATATAACCAGCAGGATGCTGATGGCTTCTTTGAGATGGACAAAGAACGCGCAGTCGAAATTATAAAGCTTATTGAGACTACCTATGTATATGATGACAAGTTCTTTAATAAAGAGAGAAAGAATGACATCAAGGAAATGCTTTGTGCCTTAGACTATTGCGCGGACAAGTCTGGAGGGAAAATCTGGGCGTTGCACAGAGAAGACCGTAATATGAACCGGTTGAGAGAAAATGGCGGTTACATTGACGCTCCTGATGATGGTCGTACAGATTTGAGACCAGCCCGTGAAAAAGGTGTTGATGCTCCTGTCATCATGTTTATACAACAGAATGGCGCAATATGCAAGGATGAGAATGGAGAGAATATCGGTTGGAATGGAGCACCGTTCTACTGGCCAGTCCTGCTGACTCAGACCAATATCAATCCCGTTATGTTCGCTCTTGATCAGAAAGCTAAAAGTCAGAGCGCAGTAATAGATAACTCAGATTTTCTTGAAGGATATGATCCGAAGGACATTCTCTCACTCACCTGTAAAGGAAACCTTCAAAAACATTTCGGCGAGGAAGGTTCAGAATATGAGTATGAAGAATGCCCAATTGAAACGAGAGTCTTAAAGCATACCACCGCAGGGAAATATATCCAAAAGGATGAAGCTGGCAATTGGAAGCTTAATCCTAATGTGGAGTTTGACGAGGAGCATAACCACGGTCTTTACTCCATGAACAATAGTAATTTCCCATTTGTAGTTCGTCCATATAAATATATGTGCCTGCGCAATGGCAGAGATGCACGTGCGGACATTATCCTGCTCGAACTCTTTGAGCCTGAAAAGTGGGAAATATATCCTATTCAGAACTTTAATGAAGAAGGTGCTCTTGTGGATAGAGATACCGACACTGTTCTTGTCCATGCAAAGGACACCATCATTGACAAGAATATGAAGAAAACAGAGTTTATGGACGAGACTGTTGCCCAGTGGGAAATAGACTATCCAATCAAGAAAGTTTTGAAGCTAAAAAAGTGTTCCATCAATTGGGATGCTGTCTTCGGAAAAGATGAAGAATGAAAGCAACGATACCATACATAGAAAGAAAGTTTGAGGAGTTTAACCAGCAGATGTTTGCAGGAAAGCTCCCCAAACTTCCTATTGAGTTAAGTGATGCCAAGACATTTTTGGGAGCATGTGTACATAGGAAACGTCGTTTACCGAATGGAGAAATCGAAATGTATGACTTTCGTCTGCGCATCAATACAAGAATAGACTTGCCAAAGCAAGAAGTGGAGGACACTATCATTCATGAAATGATACACTATTTTATAGGTATCAACAAAATGGAAGATACGTCATCTCATGGCCCAGTGTTTCAAGGTATCATGAACACTATTAATGAGAAATATGGTAGGCATCTTACCATATCTCACAAAGGCACTGAAGAACAGAATGAGCAGGCGTATGATACAAAGCAACACTGGCATGTAGTGGCGGTAGTTGACTTGAAAGATGGTAAGACTGGAGTAAAAGTATTGCCCAGAGTGATACCTCGCATACTCAACTTCTACAACACCATCAGTTCCCATAATAATGTCGTAGGAGTCAAGTTGTTCATGAGCAACAACATCTTTTTCAATAGGTTTCCAAACTCTTCCGCACTGACTATAAGGTATGTCGATAAAGAAGAGGTGATGGGGTATTTGAAAGATTCCGACACGATGGAGTGTGACGGGAGCCAGATTGTCTTAAATGGTAAAAAACATAGAACTGAGAGTCGCCAAAAGAAGCCCCAAAAACCTCAGTATCATGTGATTGCAGTGTTGAATCTGACAGAGGGTAAGACAGGTGTAAAAGTTTTGCCCAGAGTTTTGCCTACCATTCTCAAGTATTATAATGAAATTCTCAAACTGCAAGAAGTTCAATCCATAGAACTCTATATGAGTAATAATCCATACTTTGACAAATATCCCAACTCTGGCACCATTACTTATCATTATGATGACAGGCATATAGTAATGGCCCATCTTCAAGATGCTGAACATATGAAATGTGATGGTACGAAGGTAATTCGAGAAAAGAGGAAAAAGCAATAGTTTTTTCCTGACTTCATCACTTTTTTGCGCCATTATATGGCGCATGCTGAAAATCAATGAATTACGTCAAAATATTGGGTGGCTTTGGGTGGCGCAAGCAAAAAATGTATGTACGCAAGAAACATAACAGATCAGGTACCACAAGTGTAGTTGTTGTCAGCAAAGCTAGCGGCAAATACAAGGAGATAAAGTCCTTTGGAGCTTCATCGTCGGAGGAAGATATAGAATCACTATGTAATAAAGCGGCGGCATGGATTCGCTCTTTTGGAGGTCAACAAGAATTAGACTTTAACAACCGTCGCGGAAAGGAAGTAGAGGACACTAAGCGTCTCCTCAACAACATAGATAATATTTTAATCAATGGCACACAACTGCTACTTGGTCAAGTTTACGACAGTATTGGCTTCAACAGCATACCAGATGAGATTCTACGCCATCTTGTGATAGCCAGAGTGTCGCAACCGAAGAGTAAGTTGGCAACGGTTGACTACCTGAAGTCTTACTATGACGAGGACGTTGATCTCAATCACATCTATCGCTACATGGACAAGCTCTACAATACGCAGATGGAACTGGCTCAACAAATTAGTGTAGAGCATACGCGTAAGATATTCGGTGGAAAAATAGGACTGATGTTTTACGATGTAACGACATTGTACTTTGAAACTGCACAGACAGATGTGCTACGTGAGCCAGGCTTCTCAAAAGATGGCAAGACTGCCGAGTCGCAGGTCGTACTCGGCTTGCTAGTTTCCGAAGGCGGCTATCCACTATCATATTCCTTGTTCAACGGCAGTCAATACGAGGGTTTTACCATGATACCGATGATAGACGACTTCAAACAGCGCTTCACGCTTGGAGATGATTTTGTGGTCGTTGCCGATTCTGGCTTGATGAATAAGAATAACGTGAAACTGCTACAACAAGCCGGATACAAGTACATTTTGGGTGCACGTATAAAAAACGAAAGCAGCGATGTCAAGCAATGGATTCTCTCATTGGACAAAGGGGACAATGTCAGCCATGAACTCAAGCGGTCCAACGGTGAACGTCTTATCGTCAGCTATTCTGAAAAGCGGGCAAAGAAGGATGCCTACAATCGTGCCCGAGGCATCGCACGACTGAGGAAAGCCTACAAGAGCGGACACGTCACCAAGCAGCAGGTAAACCGCAGAGGTTACAACAAATTCCTTGAAATTAGCAAGGATATTGATGTAAGTATAAGCGAGGAGAAGATTGCCGAGGACTGCAAATGGGATGGATTAAAAGGGTATATCACCAATACCGACCTTGATACAGAACGTGTAATAAACCAATACCACGGGCTATGGGTGGTAGAACGTGCCTTCCGTATCTCAAAAGGAACTTTGGAAATGCGTCCGATGTTCCATTTTACAGAAAGAAGGATAGAAGCACACATTTGTATCTGCTTCATCGCCTATAAAGTATATAAGGAATTAGAGAGACTTATAAAAATCAACAAAATAAGAATGAGTGTTGACCATGTGCTTGATGTTGCCAAAACTATCACGACAATAAAGATACGGATGCCAGAGAATGGGGTGCTCTTCGCAAAAACACTGTTTCTAACCGATAAGCACCGTACTATCATGTCACTTTTCGACCTATCAAAAGACCAATTTTAATTTGGGTGGCGCATTGACGAAGTCAGGAAAAGATATAACGTTTGTGTTAGCCGCTTAGCGCGGAAAACATAAGCAACATAAGTTTTCTCTAAAAAAGGATTATGAGTATCCTAAGTAACACACGAAATCCCAATATT